TGAGCGGCCGGGACGAGATGACCCGGCCGTGCTCTTCGATCGTCACGATGCCGGCAGCAAGGTCGATGATCTCGGCGTTCACGATGACGCCGTTCGCGTAATGCTGATTCTTAATCAAGTCCCCTCCTAGGCAAGCCGGACGCGGACGGATGCTGCATTGGCGCCGAGCCCATTGAAGTTGTTTAGCGTCGCGGGCAATGTCGTCCACGGCCCTCCGTCAGTGACTAACCCCGTTGCGGTCAAAGCCCCGTCGGAGCCGGGATTGCCCAACCCGACTACAGGTGCGGTCGCCGCATTCCTCGACCGACAGACGGGGGCTGTCCCGGCAACCGCTACCGCGGCGAGCCAGTACAGCGACCCCGCGGCGAACGTAAAACTGACGGATTCCGATTTGAATCCCGAAGATGAGCTATCGAGCGCGGACGTAATGAACTGTCTCGGGCCTGGCATCGTGCTCGGCAAGGACCACGCGCTCGGCAGATAGCAACCGAGCACGACGGATGACCCGGCTCCAGCGTTTGAGATCATGATTCCGACACTGTCAATCGTGGTAGCGACGGGAAACCAGATCGGCGACAAAGTGATCACGCCGATAGCCATGGTAAGACTGCCGGCGCCGGAGCCGACAGACCCATCAACCCATGAGCCAGCAGGGAGGAAGGGCACCATGGATGTCGGCGGCTGCAACACCCAGGCCACGCCCGACGGCGACGAGGGCGCCGCAACGAGCAAGGAGCCACTGGGGCCGACCGCGAGGCGAGCCGCGGTGTCCGCGCCGGTGCCGACCGCGAGATCACCCTTGGCGTCCCACAGCGCATCAGCGGCGACAGACCCGCCACCGCCACCAGCCGCGGCCCACGTCTGATCACCACGCAAGAACTTGGTGCCGTCCGCGGTGCCCGACCCGAGCCGGGCCGTCGGCACCGTCCCCGCCGCGAGATCCGCAGCGGAGCCCGATGTGGCGATCGCCGCGAGACCGGCGATCTTCGACGCGGCGATCGCCGCCGCGGCGTTGATGTCGGCGTCAACGATCGTCCCGTCGGTGATCTGCGCACTCGTGACTGCAGACAGCGTGGCGAGCGACCCGAGCCCGAGGCTCGTGCGCGCCGCCGCCGCATCGACGAGGGCGAGCAGCGACCGGCCGAACGTCGTCGTGGTCAACGACGCGATAGCGGTCAGGTCGGAGTCGAGGGGCTGTTTCCCGGCGAGCGCGGTCGTGATCGTCGCGGCGAAGTTCGGGTCGTTCCCCAGCGCCGCCGCGAGCTCGTTCAGGGTGTCGAGCGCTCCGGGGGCGGAGGCGATCAGCCCGGCTACCGCAGCATCCACCGACGCCTTCAACCCGGCAGGCGTCACGGCCCGTGTGGTGTCGGTGCCGGTCGTCGCCTCCGCGGCGGTGGCCAGCTCGACCTTGCCCTGGGTGGTATCGGTCGCCGCGGCGACGAGCGCCATGAGCCCGGCCTGGTCGGCGACGGTGAGCAGCGCCCGCCCGTACGCGGTCGTCGAAAGGGCAGCGATCGCCGTCAGGTCGGAATCGACGGGCTGGAACGCGGCCGACGAAAGCCCGTCGAGCAGGTCGGCGTCGAGGCCGGAGCCCGCACCGTCGACCGTGACGAGCGCCGCGAGGATCTGTGCAGCGGTCATCGCCCCGCCGCCGGTCAGGTACGGCAGCCCGGTCCACGCGACGGCGCCCGCGCCGACCTTGGCTTTGCCGGTGTCGAGCTCGACGCCGATCTCGCCGTCGGCGAGGGTCGGGTTCTGCGCGGTCCAGTTCGCTGCGCTGTCGCGTCGCAGTTGGATGCGGACGGCCATCAGGCGCCTCCTCCGTCGATCAGCCCGGTGCCGGTACCGGCCGCCGTGCCCCCATCAATGTCCCCGCCGCCGCCGCCGGAACCGGCCGGTCCGGTCACCGCGGTGGTGATCACCACCACCGACGAAGTGGTGATCTGCACCGTGAGCGCGTTCGCCGCGTGGCCCACACCAGCACCGCCCCGGCGGGCGACGCGCAGCGGCCCATCCAGCAGCGTCCGCGGTTCCCCGCCGACCTGCTCCGCGAGCCACCACACCACATCACGGGCCAACGCCGCGGTGGTCGTGTCGTCGATCGTGAGCACGAGCACACCACCCGCCGCACCGGTGTCGTCGACCGGGATCGCCGCGACCGTGGCGCCACCCGCGAACCCGTCGATCGACGCGGTGAACGTCCGGCCCGACAAGTCGAGCGGCGTGCCCGCCTCGTCGACGAACGACACGGTCAGCTCGCAGGTGTCGCCGATCGTGACCAGCCACTCGACGCGCGCCGGGCGGCGCGTCACCCGCGGCGTCATCGCCCCGTCGACGTGTTCGCCGTCGCCAGGCCCAACCCGAGCACCGCGGAGGCGAACGCCGACCACAGCGCCGCCTTCTCACTGGTGGTCAACCCGTAGGCGATGATGATCGGCTGCATCGACAGCAGGCACCGGTAGATGTACGCCCGCGTCGGTTCGGTCGGCATGCTCATGACGTCCCTTTCCTTGGCCGCGTCGGCGGCTTCGCCTCGTGCTCGTGGCGCGTCATCCGCGCCCCCAACGACCGGACGTCCTTTCGGAGCGCGTCGATCGCCGCCTGGTTCTCCTCGTGGCGCACCCGAGCCGTCGCCTCCGCGAGGAGCTGACGGTCGGCATGGGTCTCATACGCGCCGTTGTGGTCCTTCTGCGCCGCTTCGATCGCGTCGACGCGCTCGACCATCGCCTTCACCCGCTCCACGAGCGGCGGCTCACCCGGCGCCTGATGGTTCACGGCCGCGTTGATCGCCGCGACACCCTTCGCGATCTTGAAGATCGTCGCGGTGAACGCCGCCAGCGCCGACAGGCCACCGATGATCGTCCCCAAGATCAGGGCGAGGTCCTGGCCGGACATCGAACCCGTCACACCCACGCCTCACGGGCATGCGCCACCAGGTTCTCCCCCGACACGCTGACCATGCCGGCCACCGGGACACCGATCACCAGCGGCTTCCCCCAGGCGAGCTGGTGCGACACCGGCGAACCGGCATCGAAGTTCAGCGTCACCATGCTATTCCCCGCCTCGGTCGCCATCGCGACCACCAGCGTCGACGAGCACCGCCGCACACCCCACAGACGGCCCTCCTCCGGGAGCCACGGAAAGTCCACCACATCGGTGGTGCCGGGCCGCAGATGCGGGCGATGAATCGTGAGCGACATGTCGTCCTCCTCGGACGGTGACGGCACCGATGGTGCCGGGGAAGGAACCGGGGCGGTGAGGGCCGCCATGCGGGCCACGTCGAGCGCACCCGGGTCGCCGTGCGCGTTCTCGGGCGCGTGCTGATGGCCAACCACGCCGTGCACCGAGAGCCATTGGGCGCCGTTCATTCGCACACCGTTCGCTCCGTACGAACGCGGGTACGGCAGGAACGGCAGCGGGAACTCGAACGGGGTGCCAGTCTGCGCGCACAGGTCACGCACCTGCGCTCCGAGCCAGCGGAGCTGGTCGTCGTCGAGTTCGTCCATGATCGGCCCGGCCGTCGCACCGGCCTGGTCGCGCGAGTAGCGCGATGCCCAGCCGACGATCTCGACCTGGATGACGCCGCCGCGGTTGTTCGTCTCGACCCCGCCGGGGAGGTTGACGAGGGTGCGGGCTGGCCGGTCGAGCGGCACCAGCTGGACCCGCTGGCGGTAGTCAATGTCCCACACCTCATGCGACATCGAGTTGTTCGTTCGGAGCGTGTTCACCGCGCCCTGGAGCGTCGAGCCTTCGGTGGAGTGCAGCACGATCACCGGCATAGCGACCTCCTCAGTTGGGGCAGCGGTAGCGGCCCGACGCGAACCCGGCGTCACCCGCGGCCCACGTCCACGGCACGGTCTGCGCGACCGGGTTCAGGTAACCGGTGCGGGCCACGTCGACGTGGGCGAGCTTGTAGCCGCCGGTGTCGGTGTTCACGAACACGTCGCCGCCGCGGCGCCCAGTGCCGGAGTCGACCATCATCGCCGCCCCGACGATCTGCCCGGCGTTCGGCCCGACCGACGCGACAGGCACCGGCAACTGGAACCCGAGCTGTCCCGCCGCGACCGCGCCGCTGGTCGCCCACTCGGCTTCCCACAGCACATGGGTCCCATCCCGGCGCCACCGGCCCGCCGACGTCACGTTGGCGGAGGACCCGCCGAACGTGGCGGCCGGGTCGTAGGTCATCCACGGCCCGTAGCTGACCTGGTCCGCGACCCCGCCCGAGTCGGTGGTGCCAACGAGCCCCGCAGGGTTCGCCTGAGTGCGAGCCACCGCGTCGAGCTCGACCGAAGCAGTGCCCTTGTCGAACTCTACATAGTCAGTGAGGTCAGTGAGCGCGCCGTCACCGCCGCGGAACCACACACCCATGCCGGGGCGGATCGGCCACGTGTGCGCCATCGCACGCATCTTCAGCGGGGCGATCGTCTGCCCCGCCACAAGCACCTGGTTCGCCGTGTCGAACAGGCCACGGTCGGGGTCGTACACCCACACGTAGCCGCCGACCGAGATGTCACCGGCGAGGTCGTAGTTCTTCGCGTCGAGCTTCACGTGCCGCCGAGGCGCCTGCCGCAGAGCCCGCTCGGCCGCGGCGACCGTCGCCTCGGTCCCGGGGGTAGCAGCCGAGCCTTGGACGATCACGCCTCGGGTGACCGCGTTCCCGTTGATGTCGTACAGCCCGGACGCTGCCGAGCTTGTGACAGCGCCGGTGGGGCCGAGGACGTGGGCGGCGTTCGCCCAATCACGCAGGTCTTGACTGCGCTCGAGCCCGGCAGCGTCAAGGGAACGGAACGTGCCATCGCGTCCTTCCCAACGGGGCATCACGACCGTTGTCGGCGCGGCCGGCCACAGCACCGTGGAGACGCCGACGTTGAGCCGCATCCGCGGGGTGATCTGCCATTCGACCCCGAACGCGTCGCAGATCGCTTCGAGCGCGGTGCGGCGAGTGACCCACTGGTACCCGCCGGTCGCGGATCCGCCGGGGCTGGTGACGGTGCCGACGGTGAGCGACGACGGGCAGATGTCGCCGATCCATTGGGCGAGGGTGCCGTTCGTGCGGGACACCGTCGTGGCGAGGATCGGCCCGGTGCTGTTGGCGTCACCGAGCCACCACGCCGGCCCGTCACCGCCGACGGTGAGATCGTCGCGCCATTCGAGGAGAACCCCGACGTAGCGCGCTGTGGCGAGCAGATCGGTGGCGGACATGCGGGCGGCGTCGACAACGGTCGGGTAGATCAGCACGTGGCCGAGCGCCGCCGTCGGGGTGAACACCCAATCGAGCTGGGCGAGGACCCGCCGGGGGGTGTCGGGCTTGAAGCGGAGCGTCCAGGTGCCGTTACCCATGAGGACTTCGGAGACGGTCACCGGCCGACCACGGTGACGGTTTCGGCGACGCGGCCGTACCACCGGTACACCTGGGCATGCGTGTTGAGCGGGGTGCCGGTGCCGCCGCTTTCGCCGACGTTGTAGTTCCCGACCCCGTCACCGATGCCGATCCCGAAGAGGGCCTTGTAGTCGGCGGTGGTGAGCCAGAAGGCGCCGTTCGTCAGGTCCCATTGGGGCGACGCTGGGCCGGTGAGCAAGTAGCGGAGACCGTCGGCATCGGCGTTCGTCGCGCGGATCGCTCCGGTCATCGCGGTCGCTGCTTCGGCGGTGGTGCGGCGGACACCCCACTGGGCGTCCTGCTTGGAGACGAAGCTGACGTCAACCCATCGGGACCCGCGGCGGATTGTCAGGTCGACGGTGACCCCGTAGGCGACCGAGGCCATGGTGAGCCCCATGCGGATCGTCGCCGACTCGGGGCTGTTGCGCAGCACGCCGATGTGGAGGAACCCGGTCGTGTTGTTCCCGATGTACGAGAACGGCTGGAACGTCTTGATCGTCGTCCACGCACCGGCGTTGAACCATTGGATGTCCCACCGGCCGGCGGTGGCCGACGCGACGACGCGGACGAGACCGTTCGACAGTTCCCAGGTGGTCGGCACGTCGGGGGCTTGGCGGCCGACGACGACCTGCCCGCCGATCGAGATCGTGCACGCCCCCGCGTACCAGGCGGCGAGGGTGGTGGTGAACTGTTGGATGACAACACCGGTGCTGGACGTGTATGGCGGCGACCAGGTGGCCGGGTGGAAGCTGTTCAGCTGGTAGACGGAGCCGCCGTCGCCGGTCGCGAGGGTCGGCGAGGTCGACAGGCCCCACAGTTCCATCTCGGACGCGGGCATGGGGACGCCGCGCACGAACCGGTTCTCCGATGTCGACAGCGAGTGCGCGTTGACGAGGTGGGTCATCACGCAGCGGGATTCGCACACCGGCGCCGCAGAGTTCGTGGCCCGCGTGCAGGTGACCTGCCAGCGGACCACGGCGAGTTTCCCGTCGCCACGATCGAGCTGCGCTGTCGTGTCGTCGACCCGGTAGAAGCCGTCCCACCGCTCGTAGCCGGCGGGCCACTGGATCGGCACGACCGGTTCGTCGATGTTGTCGCGCAGCCCGCGGATCTGGTCGCGCAACGCCAACCCGGCCGCGATCGTCGCGGCGACCGTGACCCCGGACATGCGCAGTTCGTCGCCGGTGAGCTGCATCTGCTGCGGTGCGGTGAGCGGCACGGTGACGCCGACGCGGCCGATCGTGATCGTCGCCATCAGCCGTACCTGCGTTCGGTGTCCAAGATCGCCTCGGTCAACTGTCGGCCGTCGACGGTGAGCTGCAGCGGCTGCCGGGTCTCGACGTGGTGCACGACCCGTTCCACGACCCGCACCGGCCCAGACGCCTGGTAGGCGGTGGAGGCGACGAGCTGGCCGGTGGGGACGATCCGCCCCGACCGCTCCGGCACGAACAGCTCGACGCCTTCTTCGCCGACCATGTACGGGGTGCCCGCCTGCACCGGCCCGCCCGACGCGCGGCCCGAGATGCCGAGGCTGCGGTTCAAGTCGGCGAAGATGCCGTCGGTGCCGCGGTACGGGTCGAGGTTCGCGCCGCCCAACAGCACCTTCTCGAGCAGGAGGAGATCGATGCGGATCTTCAGCTTCCCGTTCGCATCGCCGTACTTATCGATGAGCTTCTGCAGCGCGTCGCGTTGCAGATCGATCTGCCCGGCGATCTCCTCGATCGGTCGTTTCTGCTCGACCATCTTGCCGATGAGCTTGTCGCCGGCCTCGATCACCCGGTCGATCGCGGAGGCGATCTGGCGGTGACGGTCCGCGACCGGGCCACCGGTCGCGGCTTCCTTCCGCATCGACGCCTCGGCGTCGGTCACCCGCTGCTGTGCTTCGGCGAGGCGCTGGTTCGCTGCGGTGACGTTGTCGACCGCGGTGGTGACCTTCTTCGACGTTTCCTCGCCGGAGGTGAGGACGTCGTTCTGCTCGTCGGTGGCGTCGGTGACACGCCGTTGCGCCTGCTCCAATTGGAGCTGCGCGCGCTGCAGGTCGAGCGCCGCGCCTTCCGCGTCGCCCTTCGACCCCTTGGCCTGCTCTTCGGTGACCTTCTTCTGGGCGTCGGCGACGCGGCGTTTCGCTTCTGCGAGGCCGAGCTCGGCGTCGCGGACCTTCCACGACGCGTCCTCCTTCTCGCGATCCGATGGCCCCAAGCGGGCCTCGGCGAGGGCCTGTTCGGCGTCGGCGAGGCCTTGCTGCGCGTCGGTGACGTCACGGGTGGCGCGCTCGAGCGAGCGCTGCTCGGAGGTGAGGTCGCGGACGGTGCCACCCGTCGAGCGGCCGGCGGTGTCGACGTCGGCGAGCGCGTCGGAGAAATCGATCTGTGCGTCGAGGACGTCGAACGCGGAGGCGTAGAGACCGTCCAGGGTGGACAGCATCGCCTTCAAGCGGGCTTCGGCGTCGGAGGCCGCGGAGCCGAGAGCGTCGACGCCTCCCGCCGCGGCCGACGCCCCGGAACCGGCGTCGCTCGCCGAGTCGGAGGTGTCACCGAGCGCCTTGTCGAGCAGCCCGGCCCGCTCGGCGGCCTTCGCCGTTTCGCTCGTGGTCGTGTCCAGCTCCTTCGCCAGGCGCACCAGCTCGCCGTAGAACGCTTGGGTTGCCCCGGACGGGGTCGCGCCCTTGAACGACGTGAACGACTTCTCACCGGTCACGACACGGGCCGCGAGGTCATCGACGGTCACGCCGAGCAGGTCGAGCTCCCGGCGGACCTCGGGCGGGGCGAGCCGGGCGACATCTGCGGTGAGGACCTTCGTCTTCAGGTCGGTGACCGCGTCGCCGCCTTCCGCGACCGCGTCGGCGAACGCCTTCATCGACACGTCGGCGTCGACGAGGTCACGCAGGAGACGGTCGTTGCTTCCGGCTTCGAACGCTTGGCGGAGCTTGCTTTCCATGCCGGATGCGACGTCGCCCGCTTCGCGGATCGCGTCGGTGTAGCCGCGTACCCGGTCTTCGGCTTCGCGTGCCCGGCGGGCGTTGTCGACCCACGTGTAGGCGATCCCGGCGACGATCGCGCCGATGCCGAGCATCGCGGCGCCGACGGTCGACAGGGCACCGGCGGCGTTGTAGGCGCCGACGGCCATCGCGTCGAACGCCTTGATCGCGAGCGACGCGAGCTTCGAGAAGTTTTCCATGAGCCGGCCGGTGATCGACATGATTGGGCCGACCGCGGCGACGAGCGCAAAGAACCCGACGGTGGCGGACTTGAGCCAGTCGGGCATCTGGCCGAACGCCCCGAGGAACGCGCCGCCGACCTGGGCGAGGAACGCGACGAACGGTGAGAGCGTGGCGCCGAGCTGGATCACGGCGACCTTCGCCTCGGTCAACGCCTGGCGGAACTTGAACGCGTCCGTCTTCGCGACCTCATCGAACGCCTTGCCGGTCTGTCCGGTGCTGTTCGCGACGGTGGCGAACACCTCGTTCAGGCTGCCCGTCGAATCGGCGAGGAGCGCTTGCGCGCCTTGGAAGGCTTGGATGTCGTCGAACAGCTGGAAGAGTGCGTCGGAGTTCCCGCCGAACTTCTGGCGCAACAGATCGAGTGCCGCGGGGAGGCCACCGGTCGACACGACCTGACGGAGCTGATCGGCGGACAAGCCGACCTGCTCGAGCGCCTTGCGGCCCTGCTCCGACGGCACCAGCAGCTTGCGCAGCACACCATCGAGCTGGGTCGCCGAGAACGAGGCGTCACCCGACTTCTGGGATAGGTAGCCCATCGCGGCGACGACCTGATCGAACCCGACGCCGAGCGCCTGCGCGGTCGGCAACAAGCGCCCCAACTGGGGGGCCAGCTCGGACGCTTCGACCTTCGACACCTTCGCGCCGGCGGTCAGAATGTCGACCGCTTCGGCGGCGGTGATGTTCGCGGTGCCGTAGGCGCCGAGCGCGTTCGTCACCGCGTTCACCACGTTCTCGGTCGAGCCGAGACCGGCCGTCGCGCCCTTCGCTGAGGCTTCAACGATCTTCAACGCCGTGGCGGTGTCGTATCCGGCGGACGACGCCGCATACATGCCTTCGGCGATGTCCTGGGGGCCGCGACCGGTCGCTACGGCGAGGTCGAGAAGGTTCTTCTTCAGCCCGTCGACTTCGCCAGCGGCGACGTCGGCGAGGCCGACCATCTTGGCGAACGTCGACTCGAAGTCCATCGACAGCTTCGTCGCGACGGTGCCGAGGCCGAGGAGCGGCACCGACACCTTCTTAGTGAGCTGATCGCCCGAGGTTTTCAGCTCGTCGCCGAACCCGGCGAACGCGCCCTTCGACGCCGCAGCGAACCGCGACGTCTCCGCCGACGCGTCCTGCATCGCCTTCTTGAACTGGTCGGTCAGCGCGGATAGCCGCACTGTCAGCGTGCGTTCAGCCATCGGTCACCTCGCGGGCGTAGAAGTAGGTGCCGGGGGTCGGCTGACCGGCCATCTGCTGCGCCTTCAGGTCACGCGCTTGACACGACCAGCAGGTCTGCGCTTCGCCCTCATAGACCGGGCCGTTGTCGTCGTCCGAGAAGCACTCGTCGCGTTGGCGGCCACACCCGGGGCACTTGTTCGCTTCCCAGGCGGCCCAGTCGAGCGCCGATTCGAAGTCCTCGGGCAGCCACAGCGGCTCGCCGTTGACGGCTATGCGTCCGCAGAAGATGGAGCGAGGGATTCCTCGGGGGCCGCAGTACCCCATGATCTGCCTCTCATGCTCCGAATCACGGAGGCGGCCACCGATTTTGGGCGCAGCGCCTCCCCCGCGTTCGCCAAATAGCAGGCGGCCCACAGGCGGGAGAACTCGCCGATGTCGAGCTCTTCCATCAGCCACCACGCGTCATCGGACGTGAGGGCGTGCGACACGCACGACGCCTGCAACGCGGCGGGCACGAACGTGTCGGCGTGGTACTCCCACCCGCCGGCGATGTCGTCCCCGGTCGGCGGGTTCTCGGCGATGAGTCGCAGCCAGCGGCCTCGGCCGATCGACTCGAACACGAACTCTTGCTCGGCGTCGTCGATCTCGGCTTCGAGCCGGGCGAGCTCGTCGGGCATCGTCGTGAGCGCGTCGACCGCGAGCGGGGCGTCGTCGACGAGGTCGGTGCCGCGCAGGGAGTTGTCGTGGCGGGCGGTGAGCGCACGGTGCTGTTCGACCAGGCTGTGGTCGAACAGGATCCGTGCGGTCTCCCGACGGCGTTTGAACGTGGCGCGCAGTTCGTCGAGGCCGCGGCGGCGGTCGTCGCTCATGCGACGGTCGCGGCGATGTTCACCGCGGCGATCCCGAACTTGAGCGTGAACTTCTGGTTCTCGTTCGCGACCGAGTTGCCCATGGTCGGCTGGCCCATCTGCGCGGTGCGCACCTCGACCTTCTGGCCGGCGGTCCACGCCGTGCCGTACGGGGTCAAGCGGCGGATCACCAGGAACCCGGTGGTGTTCACCGCGGCGAGGTTCCAGGCGGTGTCCGTCGCGTCGTCGCGGTAGAACGACAGCTCGAAGTCCTCGCCGTAGGTGCCGATCGTCTTGCCCTCGAACTGGGTGGTGATGTCGCCACCGTCGACGGTGTTCTGGGTGCCGCCGGGCCGGACGCCGTCCTTGGGCACGAAGGTGGTGAGGTTGGTGCCGGCGTTCAGCTCGGCAACGGTCGGCGCCGCCGGGTTCGCGATGGTGGTGCACCACGCGACTCGGGTGTACTGGTCGTAGACGCGTCGGGCCATGGGTTATGCCTCCTGGTTGACCGGCTCGTCGCCGGGATCGGGGTCGAGAGCGGGGGTGGTGACGTCGGGGTACGCGGTCGCGGGAACCCATCCGGATTCGGCGAGCACCGCGGCCTGATCCGCAGTGAGCACACGGCACCAGCGGTCGAGGACCGGGTGGTACAGGTCGAGCGCGGTGCGCTCGAGGTCCGGTGCGGGGCCGGCGACGACGCTGGCGATCGGGTCGGCGGGCATCAGACGCGCACCGCGGCGACGGTCACCGATGTGACGGCGCTGTAGGCGATCGCGACGAGCCCATCGGAGGGGTTCGCGATCTCGGGCGGGATCGGGCCGATCATCCGCTCCCCGGCGTTCGGCACGGTGACCGGGACGTCCGGGTTGTTCTGCCCGTAGGTGGTGCCGGGCACGTCGATGGTGACGGTGATCGAGCTACCGCCGCCGTTCTTGACGTGGAGGAAGGTGCGGCCGTCGGGGGCGATCTTGTCGCCTCCCCCGGCCGCCGCGGTGTAGGTGATCGCCGGGCCGGTGATCGCGATCTGCTGGGTGGACAGGGTCGCCACAGGGGCCTCCTCAGATGGGGGTGGAGGTGACGGTGAACCGCGGGGTCGCGATCCACAGCGGGGGCTGGGTTTCGGCTTCGTCGCGGCGCACACCGGCCGAGTCGGCAACCGGGCGGATCCCGCCGGTGCTCGTGCGCCCATCGGTGACGAGCACCTGGCCGAGCACGAGGCCGTAGACCCGGTCCACGATCGTTTCGGCCTGCTGGCGGGTCGCGCCGACGCACGTGACCTGCCACGAGAACGTGGCGTCATCGTCGGGGCTCGAGGTGGGCCCGTCGAAGGTCTGGCCGAGCGGGTAGACGATGACGTAGCCGGCGAAGCTGGACCGGCCCGGGACACCGGTCCAGCCTCCGCCAGGGGGCATCTCGCCGTCACCGACGAGCACCTCAGGGTTGAGCGGCGCGAGGAGCGCAAGGAACGCGTCGGTGTGCCACCGGGTCCGCACGGTCATCGCAGGAACTCGTCGAGACCGCGTGCCAGTTCGGCCTCGATCTTCTCGGCGCCGGCGTCGGCGTGCACGAGAAGCCACGGCCGCGGGGCCCGGCCGTGGTTGCCGAACTCGTTCATGAGCCCGGCGGGATCGGTGCAGCGGACGATGCGGGTGTAGCCGCCTCGGCCGCCGTGGGTCTTCTTCGTCGCGGCGGCCATGGCGCCGGTGTCGCGCATCGTCGCCGCCGACGCCATCGCGCGGTCGTAGACGAGGTTGATGCCCGCGCCGACCGCGGCGTTCGCGCGGCGTTGGGTCAGCCGGGCCTCGCTGTTGAGGTCCCGGGCGAAGCGCTGCACCTCGCTGGTGTCGAGCGTGACGTCCACGGGGGCCTCCTCAGGGTCGTGCGGTCTGGGCGACGAGGCGCCGGCCGAGGTCCCAAGTGCCGAGCTGCACGTCGAGGATCTGCATCGGCACGCCGATCAGCTCGACCGACGTCGCCGACCGGGTGACGACGAGGTAGTCGTCGATGTCGAACCCTTCGGCGTCGACGGGGAGGGTGACGTAGTACTGACCGACGGTCGTGTGCGCGTCGCCGACCTGGACGTCGCGTGCCGCCGCTACGCGGCTGCGGACCCGGCACGGCCCCGACCACAACGGCACCGGTGTCGTAACGGTGTAGGCGCCGGTGTCGGGGTCGAGGACACCGGCGGTGCGGCGGGTGATCGAGCACTCGTCGGTGAGCGCCGATTCGACGGTCGCGCGCATCGAGTCGATCTCAGCGTCGGTGAGCATCACGACGCTGCTTGCTGCGAGCGGAGCCCGCGGGGCCGATAGCGGTCGGCCATCTCGGTGCACTGCGCGAACGTCATGCCCCGCTGGAACGTCTGCCCGTCGGTCGTGAACGTGTATCGGGCGGACGCTTTCGCGGCCTTCAGCATCCACCCGGCGCGGGCCGCGGCACGCACATCCCACTGGTCACCGTCGGGGGTGACGCGGTGGGCTGCGGCGAGGAGTTGGGTGATCTCGTTCGCGTCGAGCGCCGGGTCGATGTCGGCTTGGACGAGCATCTCCAGCTCGGCGCGCGCCGCGGCCTCGTCCACCGGTCAGCCCACCTCGGCGAGCGCCGCGGCGATGTCGGCGGTGGACATGATGTCGACCGCTTCGAGCTGGTCGGCGGGGAACACATCGCGGGCCTGGGCGATGAGCATGTCGCGCTCCGCCGACTCGGCTTTAACGATCTCGTCGGCGAGGCGCTTGGCGCCCCATCGTGCGTCGATCTTGATCCCGAGCGCGACGGCGCGCGCTTCGAGGTCGACCGTGGTGTCGGTCGGGGTCCACGGCGGGTCGAGGAGGTCGAGCGCCGCTGCCGCGTCGTCGGGGTCGAGGTGTAGGGCCTGGCGGAGGAACGCGGCCGGGTCGCCGTCGGGGTTGTCGGCGAGGAACAGCGCAGCGATCTCGGTCGGCGACCGGTCAAAGCCATCGGCGTACGGGCGCGCGTCGTCGGGGTGGAAGGTCATGGTGTCCTCCGTTGGAAGGGGGTGGGCGGGGCGGCCGCGGGCCGTGAAACGCGGCCGCCCCGAGGCCGGCGGCTCGAACGTCAGCCGAGGAGCCGGACAGCGCGGGCAGCGTCGAGGGTCTTCGCGCCGCAGAGCACGTCGACCGAGACGGTGTCCTTCTTCGTGTTCACGTCGTACGCGTAGACGACGCGGAGGCCGAGCCCGCCGTAGTTGACGATCGCGGCCTGGCCGGCGCCGACTCCCATCGGGAGCGCGAGGGGCCGGGTGACGAACGCGAACGCGGTCGGGTGGAACCCGAGGTTCGGGGTGTGGTTCGCGACGCGGGTGATGATCGCCGCGTTCGCGAACCCGCCAGCGGGCGCCGCGGGGGCGAACGTCACGCCCGTGAGCGCGTTGCCCGCGGCGGTCGAGTTCGCGGTGACGACGAAGCTGCCGGCCACACCGGCGACGGTGAACACCGAACCGGCGTTCCACGTGCCGGTGAGGGTCGTGGCGTTCACGTTCATCGTGGTCGCCCCGGCGGCGACCGCGCCGTTCACCGCGAAGTTGCCGGTGTGCGCGACGTTGCCGTTGCTGTGCGCCGCGATGTTCTGGCCGAGGATCGTGTTGAACCCCATCTTCCGGCCGAGGGACGCCTCGCGCAGTGCGCTGCCGTTGTCGCCGACCTTGTCCGCCTCGAAGAACGCGGGAACCTGAAGGAACTTGTCCTTCGCATAGGCGTCGATGACGAGGTTCCGGGGGCCGAGCGGCACGTAGGCGAGGTCGAGCACACGGCCGGCGCCGGTGATGTCACCAACGGTCGACGGGGTGGTGCCTGCGGTGCCGACCGTCTGCGGCACGTCGACGTAGAGCCCGAGGAGGAGCTTGTCGATGCGCTGCGCGAGGGCTTCCATCGCGGGGGCGAGGAGCTGGGCACCGAAGTCCGAAACCGACAGCGTCAGCTCCTTCGCGGTGACCGCGAAGGACACGTCGAAGTGCTTGTTGATCTGCACCGGGATCGAAGACTCGGAGGCGTCCTGCACGACGATGTTGTTCGTGAACTCCTGGGCGGCGAACACGGCGGGCTTGCGGACGTTGACGGTGTCGCCGACCTTCGCGAACTCCGACGAGTAATCGCGGTGCACGAGCGGCAGCATCACGGTCTGCGCGTAGAGGGTGGCGAGCGCCTCGCGGGCGATGATGTTCGGGGTCAGCAGGTTGTTTGCCATGAGGGTGCCCTCCTCGGGCGTCGTTCGTCGAGCAGGGCGCCCAGACGGGGGTTGTGGGGGTTAGACGATTCGCCCGTCGCGTCGCGCGGCGATGTAGTCCGCCATGGACATCTCGCCGGGGTCGACGGTCGGGGGTCCGCCTCGTGGGCCGCCGTCGCCAGGTCCCGGCGAGTTCGGTTTCGCGAACGCCTCGTACTTCGTGCGGAGCTTCGCGACCGCGTCCGTGTCGATGTCGCCCGACTCGGTGACATACCGGGCCAGGTTCAGGTCCTCGACCACAGCGGCGGGGTCGGGGACGACACCGGTCAACGCGGCACGGATCTCGGCGGCGGCGAGCCGCTGAGCGACATTGACGGTCGCGGTCTGGCGGCCGCGTTCCTCCGCTTCAGCGATCGCTCTCTCGTTCTCGGTCATCTGCGCACGGCGCAGCTTGTCGAGTTCGGTCTCGAGGTCCTTGGCCTTCCTGTCGGCGGCCTTGCGAGCGTCGCGCTCGGCTTGCAGCGCCCGGCGTCCGGCGTCGCCCAGGTCACCAGACGCATCCGGCTCAGAGGCCGGTGCGGGCGGTGCCGGCGGGTCGGCCGGGGCGGGGTCCGATGCGGGATCGGGGGTGGGGGTCGGGTCGGCCATCGCAGCCGCCTCCTTGTGGTTGTGGCCGTCTCGCACGTCGCGTGCGAGAGGTCTGGTCAGGCAGCCGCTTCGGCTGCTGTGGTGAACCGGTCGCCTCGGTGCACGAGCACCGGGCCGAGCTCGCCGTGCTCGCGCACGACCGCCGCCGCTTTCGGGTCGTTCCAGTAGTCGTCGCGTCCCGACGCGGCCTTCAGGCGAGCGAGCAAGTCGCGGTCGATGACGTGCGGTGCGTCCGCAGGCAGCGGGGCGACCGTGCAACCGCAGTTTGATACAATGATGCCGTTGGCCGAGAACCACCCTTCGGTGGTCTGGAGGTTGTAGACGTGGGTCGCAAGGTGGACACGGCGGACAAGGACGAGGCGATCCGCCTCTACCTGGCCGGTCAGACGATCGAGCAGGCGGCCACCGCTGTCGGCATCAAGCACACGACGCTCACTCGGGAGATGCGACTCCGAGGGATCGAACCTCGGACCCGCCGGGTTGACCTTCCCGACGTAGTCGCCAGCTACCAAGGTGGCGAGTCGGTGCTCTCGATCGCCGAGCGTCACGGCGTGGCCCGGAACGTGGTCATGCGACACCTGAGAGAAGCGGGGGTCGCGATCCGCAACCGCCGTGCGGCTCGCCAGCTCCTGGACGAGCGCATGACGCCGGCACAGCGTGCGGCCATGACGGCCGCGGCCAACGAGGCCGTGCGAGGGGTCAGACAGCCAGAGGTTCGCCTCGTGCGCGCCGCTCGCACGCGTGAGCAGCGCGGCCGCTTCGAATCCGCCGGTGAGGAACGCCTGGCCGAGATGCTCGCCGAGCGCGGCCTGGTCGCAGTCCCGCAGGTAGCGGTCGGGCGCTACAACATCGATCTGGCTTGCGGGAACGTCGCCGTGGAAGTCCTCGGCGGAGAGTGGCATGGCTACAAGGCCCGCCACCGACAGCGCACGGAACACATCCTCGATGCGGGTTGGTGCCTCGTGTTCGTGTGGAACACGCCCACGTACCCGCTGACCGTCGACGCTGCCGAGTACGTGGTCGCCCTCGTGGAGGAGTCCCGCCGGGATCCATCCATCCGAGGTGAGTACCGGGTGATTCGGGGTGACGGTCAGCTCATGGCCCGAGGCCGTCACGAGGACGACCCCTTCGCCTTCATACCACCGGCACGTGGCGAGGTCTGCGCCGACTGACGACACGACCGTGCCGCCCACCACGCAGCGGTTGTGCAGCGGCATCAGGTCGCCCGTGTTGTACGCCTGCGTCGACGCGACGAGACAGAACGTGCACGCTGTCCCATCAGGCACCCGCCGATACCTCGTGTAGCCGGCGGCGACCATGCTGTCGCGTGCCGCGCTTCGGGCCGCGAGCTTCACGTCGACATCAGCGGCGCTCGTCGCGCGGGTGCGTGCGACGCGAAACGCTTCGGCGAAGTCCTTGCCGCCGGCGAGCGCCGTGCGGGCCGTGATCGCCGGGCGGGCGTACACCTCGACCGCGGCCACCCCGCGCTGGCTGGTCGCCGAGGCGAGGTCGACCGTTGCGCCGATCGTGGTTCCGTCGAGGCCCGCCGTGTAGGTGCGAATGTAGGCGTCGGCGAGCATCGCCGCTTGGCGTTGCGCCGCCTCGACCACCTCCGCCGCCGCACGAGCGAACCGGCGTTGCGCCGCGTCGTCGACCCCGCCGTAGCGGTCCCACAGCATGCCGACCTGGTCGACGGTGCGAGCCGAAAGCCGGCCGAGCAAGTCCTGCCAGCGTGCAGTGAGCAGACGGAGCTGCGCTTCAGACAGCGCCATCTGCGACACCAGACGCTGGCGCGGCCGGGGCGGGCTGCGCGAGTGCCACGAGGAGCGCCTCATCGGCTGCGGCCTGCTTCCACGCCTCGACGTCCTGCGGCGACGCACCCCACCGCTGCCACAGCACCGACCGGGGCACATCGAGGCTGCGCATCTTCACCAGCCCGTCGACCAGTTCGCCTTCCGAACGGGTCTCCGGGTCCTTCCACACGACCTCGGTCGACATGTCCTTCGCGCGCCCGTCACCAGTCGCGGCGAGCGCGAGCCGAACAACTTCTTCCCAGTCCTCGCCGAGGAACGTCTGCCGGTCACGAACCTTCGACACCAGGCCGGTCTCCGCGGCCTTCAACGCGTCACCGGACGCGTTCACGATCGCGCCGAGCAGGTAGTGCGGCGGGGTCTTCGAGATCGCCGCGAGATGCGCCACGTCCGCCTCGACCGACTTCACATAGTTCCCGAGGTCGGTCGCGGTGAACGCCCCGAACCGGGCGCCCGGGTCCTCGGCGACGAGGATCTGATCGATGCCGAGGTTGAACGGCTTGATCGGCTGACCGTTCTCGTCCTCTTCGATCTCGATGCCGGTCACCCACCGCTGGATGAACGCCCCATACTCGCCGGCCACCAGCCGGTTGAACGTGGTCGCGTTGATCCTGTCCTGCAGGTCGGTGAGCCCGTCGAGCTCGGAGCGGCCGGTGCCGTCCCATCGCGGCCGGGGCCGCATCTCCACCAGCGGGACACCGTCGATGCCGCTCGCCGTCACCCGTTCGACCCCAGGGCGAGGAACCCACGTCGCGGGCGGGAACATGACGCCGCCGGTGTGCTCGGATTCGGACGAGAACCGGTGCACCTCCCCCGGCAGCCACAACGTGAGGTGCATGCGCTTGTCGAGCCCGCACCACACCTTCAACCCGGCGGCACGTCGGCGGCGGTCACCGGGCTCGTAGGCGACGATGCACTGCGTCGGATGCTCCATCGTGACCCGCACCCCAGACGGATGCGACTGGTCGGGCCACACGAGCACATAGCTCGACCCGAGCGTCAACGCGTCGAGATGCACGAGCTTCGAGTCGGCGTCGAGCTGGTTCCCCTGCCAGATCCCGTGCCACACGTCGAGCGCCGGCTGCCCGGCGACGTTGAACCCGACGACCTCGAGGCGCTCCGCGGGGGCGTCGACGACGAGCTGCATCCAGTTCGTCCGCGACATCCGGGCGAACGCCTGGAACTTCTCCTCGATCTTCTTCGGTGCCTGCGGCAGAGGGTGCAGGCCGTCGTAGTACTGCTGCAGGCGGGCCAGTTCACCAAGCCGCCCCCGGAGGAGGTCGAGCAGGTAGGTGATCCATTCGTCGACCGTCAACCACTCCACCTCCTTCGTTCAGAACCCGGCGGCGCGCCGGCGCTTGCGGGCCTTCGCCGCCGACCAGTGCGCGAGCACAGCGGACTCGACCAGGGTCACGTCGCCGTCGTTGACCGCAGCGAACCCCCACCCGCCCGCCTTGCCGATCGGGCGACGCACCGCGCACCCAACCGATGCCCGCAGCACCTCGTCGTCGACGTGCGAAACGCCTCCGGCGACGACCGCCTCGACGAACCCGGCGTGCGCAGCCATCACCTCATCGGTCGTCGGCCGCACGATCCGCCGCGGCTTCACGCCCGCCTTGACGAGCGCCTCAGCCAGCGCACCAGCACCGGCCTTACCGTCGATCACCGCAGGGAACTCGCGGGCAGCGAGCCATTCGACCAGCCACCGTGTCCCCTCGACGATCGACCGATGCTCGACACCCTCGACGTGCACCACGTCACCCGACCGGACCGCGACCGACAACGCCACGCTCATCCCGTCGGGCGAGAACTTCACCCCATAGGCGCCAGCGTCACCCGCCGGGGCCGCATCGACCTCGAGGTCATCCCACGCGTCGACATCGATCACCGGAGACAACTGGGCGCCGTCCTCGTCCCAGATCCCGAGCGCTTCCCGCCGCCACGAATCCACCCCAGGAAGGTTCTTGCGCAGCCGCAACATCGACCGCAACGGGGTGCGCTCCGGGAACGACGGGTTCGCCTTCGCCCACTGCGCATGATCATCCGGGCCCGCCGTGCGATCGGCCGAGCACTCGACGTAGAGGGCGTCCTCGCCGACGACGAGCCCACCGAACATCTCCAGGTCGACCTTGTGGGCGAGCGCATCCGCTCGCCGCAGCTTGAACGCCTCACCCGGGTCAACCGGCCGCGGCGGCGTGCCCATGAAGAACAACAGTGCGCCGTGCACGTGCCTCGATTGGTTGGTCGCGGCGACCATGTCCTCGAGGGCCTTCTCGGTGAGGATCTGCGCTTCGTCGAAGACCTCGATGTCGATCTCGTCGAAGCCACGACCGAACCCGGCTTCGCGAGCACCGAACATGATGATCGACCCATTGGCGAACAGGATCTCCTGCTCGCCGTTCACCCGCCGGATATCAGCGACAGCCGGCGCGACCTTGGGGCGCTGCGCGTAGCCCTGCAGGTGCTTGAACGTGTTCGTAGCGGTGCGAACCCGATGCGCCGTCCAGATCACCCTGAGCCCAGGGAAGAGGACGCACAGGATGAACACGATCCGGCCGACGAGGAACGTCTTCGCCACCTGACGAGGGATCGACAGGGTGATTCCACCGACTGTCGCCGCGTACGACCCGTCGGAGCGCTTCCCGAGGATCAGGCGCCCGGCGCCGCGCTGCCATTCGTCGAACTCGTCGCCGAACTCGCGGGCTCGACGCTCCACCGCGGGCCAACCCGAGGTGACGATCCCCTCCGGGATGACGATGTGGCGGGCGACCTCAGAGAGCCGACGCGTCGAAGGCTTCGTCGGCGGCGAAGTCACTGTCCGCAGCCTCCTTCGTCGCTGCCGCCTCGAGCACCGCGATCTTCTCGACGATGTCGTCCAGCCGTCGGGTCAACGCCGCCAGATCACGCGGAGGACACCGCTCATCGGTGATCGCTGTCGCGATCCGGTCCCGCGTCGCGAGCAGCAGATCAAGCCGGGTGCCTGACGCCGCTGCCGTCGCGACCGTGTGCTTCTTCGCTGGCGGCTTCGGCCGCTCACCCGGTGAGACGACCCGCAACGGCGCCTTCTTCGCAGCCATCAGGTCACATCCAGCAGGCTCAGGGGGGTTGTGGAAAACGGCGGGGGGAGATCAGCGCA